GCTGGTTTCCAACAGACGGGTTGCAACGAACATCAGGCTTGGCGGAATGATCAGCTTGCGTGGCTTTGCTGCGATCAGCAGGCCGCGCTCATCCGTCCATGCAGCGATCTGAATGACTGCGTTCTCCAACGAAGTTTCATTCAAGTCAGCAGCCGTGGAAGGCGTGTTGCTGTTCGTACCACCGCTAACCAGCGGGTGCGCCGTGTTAAACAACGAGACGCCATCACCACCGGGGTAGGCAGCGTTGAAGCCGTTGTTGATAACCGAAGCAGCTTTCACCTGTTTGGTGTAAGCCATGGCGCGAGCCAGAGCCTTGGTGTAACGAGCAGACAAGCTGTCGTACAGGTTGTCCTCAATCGCCTCTTCGGTGATCGAGAAACCAAGAGCAATGGTTTCGTGGTTGTAGCGAGCGGTGAAGGCTTCCTGCGCATTGTCGTACGCAATTGCCTGACCTTCGTTCTTGACTGGAGCAGCGGAGAAACCAGACAGCTTGGTCTCTTCCTCAAAGCTACGCTCTGATTTCTCAGATTCGTAGATCTCTTTGTGCTCTTCGCCGTAACGGGAGTACTCAAGACCGAACAGGGCGTTGAGACCCGGGAGCAGCTCTTTAAGTAGCTGGGCGCGTGAAATTGCCATTTTAAGTTACTCCTTAGACGCCAGCGGCGATCAGGTAGCTGTGGTAACCGAAGTTCCAGCCAACGATCACTTCAGGGAAACCGACGAACGATGCACTTGCGCCAGAGGTAGCAGTTACAGCCGAACTAACGGTGATGGTGGATGTGCTGGTCACAACGCCGGTAACGGTGAGGTTAGAGAGCGTTGGGAACGGCGCGGTGCTTGCACCGGAGTAAACCGTACCGCCAATCGATACAGTCATTCCGGGCTGGATGCCAGTGGTAGAAGCAACCGTGAACGTGGTTGCGTTTGATGGGCTGCTGGTCAGCGTGGTAGCGACCGTGACTGCCGAATCAGGAACCATCTGGATCACGCGCAAGCAAGGCGAAGTTGCCGAGCCAGTGCCAACCGTCTGAACAATGTTACCAGCGACCGAGCTAGACACGGTGGGGTTACCACCGGATACACCCATTGCCGAGTTACCCGTCGTCGTGCTGCCAGTGTTACCAGCGATCAGGAACGCATCCGTGCCAATGAACCGTGGGTTCATGTAGCCAACCGTCGTGCTGGTGTTGGCTTGCGTGTTAGCCGAGCCTTGAGCTTGGGCCAGAACGCACGCTTTGAACAGCGCGGTGGGGTTGTCCATCACATAAGCAATCATCCCAGCTTTGTTGGTGCTTGCTGCGTAGTACTGACCTTGCAGGTTGCCAAAGATGGGGTTCGTGCCGGGATACTGTGTGCCCAAGAACACGCCAACAATGTTACCGGCTGCGGCAGCAGACGAGCTATTGGCGTTGTAGGGGGTGATGATTGCGTTACCACCGGACAGACCAATAACGTCACCGTTAAAGATGTTTGTCGCGTAGTTTTGCGCAATCGGGATCATCCGAGTCGATCCTGCGAACGGGATACCGCCCATCAGGTTGACCGGCACTAGCCCGTATGGGCCATTAACAGTCGGGTAAGCCATGGAAAAACTCCGTTATTTAATACCAGAACCAAATCCGCCGCGACTGACTGTAGATTTGCGATCCGCAAACAGCGGCATGCGGGGGTCATTGTTACGCATGAAGTTGTTATCAACAGACTCCATCTGTCTCTGTGCCTGATCGTTGTAGTAATCCGACATGGCTTCCGCTTTTTCGGTTGAGATCTTGCAAAGCAACAGCCCACCGATTTCCACATTGCCGTCAGTATTACCCTGAACCATCAGTTCGGGATGGTCTTTCGCCTTTACCGGAACCCAACCCATCCTAAACTTGCCAGACACGTTGGTGTGTGCGGCTTGTCCCATGATGTGAGTTGCAATCCAACGGAAAGCATAGCCCGCTTCAGGGGTAGGATCAGGCAGAGAACTCGGCGGTACGTAGACACTCCGAGCGGTTTTTTCGCGCGACGCCAAATCGCGGGGGGTACGAGCATTAGTTTCAGCCATTTGCATTCTCCAATTTAGCAACTTGATCAGCGTATTGTTTCAAAGTCAGTCCGTACTTCTTAGCCAGCGCAACCTGCGTGGTAGTCAGTTTGACTTGCCGAGTGCCTGACGAGCGTGTCGCAGGCGCAACAACTGCCGATTGTTTCTTGGAGGCAGACCCCCCAAACATGTCAGGGAAAGTCTTATGCAGGCGTGAATCTATTGCCTGAAAGTACTCGTCGCTTCGCGGGTCGGTGCCCGAACTGACTAGTTTTTGGTGCAGCCCTAGTGCGTAGCTGGTAACTTCCTCGTACCCCGGTGAACCAAACCACTGGTTTTTTGCCTGCCAGCGCAGTGTCTTTTCGTCCGGTTGAACCGCTTGGGGAACGGGCTGTTGTCTTTGTACCGTATCTGAAACGGTTTGTAAAGGCGTTGGACGGAAATTTTTAATCGACTCCAATTTTAATTTGGCTTCGGTCAAAGCTTCCTGTGCCGCAATGATGGCGTCTGTATCAAACGCCTCTTGCGCTTCCTTGTACTGGCGACGCACAGCAGCCAATTCTGCTTCAGCCGCAGCCTTTGCAGTCTCAGCATACTGGACGGTGCCATTGTCCACATACTGTTTAAGCTGCTGGTTCTCAGACAGTAGCTGTTGAGCAAAGCGCTCAAGCTCCTGCTTCTCACGCAGCGTGGCTTCCTTGGCACGGCGCTCGTCATGGCGCGCATGCGTCAATTCTTTGATGCGCCCCTTTACCTTGTCCGAGTACGACTCAATCTCGTCGTCGGTCGGGTCTTCGATCTCCCGGTCCAGCGGCTTGCGCCCCCGGTCTGGTTCGGGCGTATCGTCAACAATCTCAATTTCAATGTCTTCGTCACTGGCTTTTGTAACTTGGACGCCGCCCTCATCGGGGAATTTGTACTCTTCCATGTGTTACCTCATTTAAGCGCGGCTGATGCCACGGGGGTCTTCAACAACAGCTTCAACCTGATCGTCATTGATCAGACGGAACTCGCGGTCAAAGATTTTCAATCGCGTGCCGGAATAGGCACGTACCAAAACAAAGTCGCCCTCTTTGCACCAAGCACCATAAGGAAACTTCACTTTATCCTTGTATGCGTCGGGGCCGATCTTCACTACAAAAAGCACCGTTGATGCAGGCTCTTCCTGTTTGATAAACACATCGGGCTTAACAATGTCAGTCCCCTCAAACGTGTCATCCATCTCAGGAATAGCGCAAAGAAGTTTCCACCCAGTCGGTGCTGGGATTGTCTTTGCTTTTTGCTCCGGCGTAAGTTCATCGGTCATTGGCTTCGTCCACTTTTTTAGCAAGGTCGATGATGTAACGCTCTGCGATGGCTAGACCTTGAATGACACCACAGAGTTTTCGATACTCCTCAAACGATTGACAAGCGCCGTTAGCCAAATCATCGGCGTAATTGTTCAAATCGTCTCGGATCTTTTCGCGCAGTACACGGGCAAATTCATGGATCATGACTTACTCTCCGGCTTGCGTTGTTTGTTTTGCATATCTACCTGCGCCTTATGCTTGGCGATGTCCGAACCAATGCGCAGCCCCTCAATCTCATGCTGGGCTTCTTGCTTGGCTTTGCTCTCTTGAATCTGAGCACCCATGCGCATACCGGCAAGCTGCATGTCGCCGGTAATCTTTTCTCGATCTAAGTCAAGGCGCGCTTTGTCCAGCGCGTTTTTGCCCGCCTGCGCCTGCGCTTGGGCCTGTGCAGCCTGCGCCTGTGCCGCCGCCTGCTGCATCTTTAGTTGCATGTCCTGCTGCTTTAGCTGCGCATCAAGCTGTGCTTTCTGCGAATCAAGCTGAATCCGAGCCTGCGCTTCTTGCTGACGAAGCTGCAAATCCTGCTGCTTGATCTGAAGCTCTTGCTGCTGCATCTGGATCAGCGGATCTTGGGCCTGCTGCTGCGCCTGCTCTTTGGCTTGCTGCGCCTTGTTCTGATCCACCACCTGCTTGGAAGCCTGCGCAATCAGATTAGAGAGCGCGTACTCGGCCTCGGGCGGCAGATCATCGTTGTACTTGGGCAGCGCAGCGCCAAGCTGCTGCTCGACCTGATAGCGATACAGGAACCCGGCGTGCTCTGCAATGTGCTCCATGAGAGCGGCTGAGATCTGCTGCGCTTTCGGGTTCTGGCCGAGTGCCTGCGCAATCGTGGGGTCTTGGATCATAGCCATGTGCACTTGGATGTGCGACTTGTGATCCTGATAGAAGAACGCTTTGACCGGCTCGCTCTTCATGAGGTTCATGTTCTCTGTGACCGGATCGCGTGGCTTCATGTCCTCTGGCAGCGGCACCAGTTTGTCTGCGTGCTTAACTCCCAGAATCTCTAGCATCTGCCGGTGCAACTGCGGCAAGTCGTAAATGTCCGGTGCCATCTGTGCCATCTGAATGACGGCTTGGTACTGAACAACGCGCTGGCTCAGCGTCGCTGCGTTAGGATCGCTGACGGGGATAATGTCAACATGGTTATAGTCAGACTTCTTCGCCCTGCGTGGACCCTCTTCTGGGTCGTAGTCATACTCTGGGTCGGTCTCGTCTTTAATAATCTGCGCCAGCAAGCGCAGTTCCTGCTTGAAGCTGTAGTGCAGACGCGCCTGCACCGCCGTCATTACCTTGAGTTGGCGCTCCAACAGAGCGAGCGTGGTCCCCACTGGAGCTTGAGCCGACATGTCACTAACTTGCATGTCAGCCGTGGCTGCGAACCGCCGTCCCTCATCCACAATGGTGGAGAGTAATTGATAGAGGACGTTGGATGGTTCTTTGTACGGCAGCGGAAGGATGTTATCCCGTAGTGCTCCCGAGCCAATATCAACATCTCGCCATTCTCCCGGGGCAATTGGCGTATCGTCGCCTTTAATACGCAACCCACGGGATTTTAGTCCTCCGGGCAAATTAGATAGCGTGCCAGCGTCCACAAGCTGGCGCATAATACTTGTGGCGGACTTAGCAAACCCACCAATCAGGTGGAATAAACCAAACCCATACGCACCAAAGCCGGGGATGTAGTCGTATTTGACGAAATGCTGGCGCTTGCGGCAAAGCTCGTCGTCTTCTTTCCAATTGCGCCGCACCGCCAATACATCATTGGTGCCTTTCACAATCGTGATTACGTACGGGCGGGCAATACCCGTTTCTTCCCCGTCTTCATCCTTGTCCTCAAATCCGGCAATATCCAGATCAGCGTGGACTTCGTAAATAATGTATCGGTCGTCATTCAGATCACTAAAGCCCGTCTCCCGGTCTTTGGCTTTCTGAATCTCCGTTTGCTCGCGGCTGGGATCAGGCAGCGTGATGTCCCGATAAAACCCAGCTTGTTGCAGGCGAACAATCTCCTGCTCCGTTTTGCGCATAACGTGGGTGACGCGATAGCACGTGTCCATATCAGACGCGCCGTACGGCAGGATGATGTCCTCTGCCGGTACAAACATGGAGACTTGGCGGTCAAGCGCGGGATCAAAGTAAACTTTCTTGAAAGCCGAGCCGGTTGCTGGCAAACTCCACAGCATGCGTTCATGCTCGGGCCTAAACTCGCGCATCACTTCTGTCAGCTCGTAGTTCATGTCGTCCTCGACACGGCGAGCGGCTTCTTTCTTCTCTGGCGTCTCTTTGCCCAGAATCTTGGTGCGCACCGGACCTTGGGCCGGGAA